TATATTCTGGTTGAAAGTATGGAAGAATCTGTTCTACTATCTGTAATGCATCATTCATATTCTTTGTTAGAATAGATAATGTAAAGTTTAAATTGTATGGTGCTGGATTGTATTGAAACCCTCTCTTGCCATCTGCCTCATAAGTAGACTTTGCGGCTCTTATGAGTTTGTTCTGTTGTCTTGCAACATCATATTCAAAACCTGTAAGTTCAAATGCCATACGAGGTAATGATATTGCACTTCTATTTCTATCTGATAGACTAGGTTCTTCTGCGATTCTATCTAAAAACTTTTGTTTGGGTCCATATGATAATGGAACCATAGGTGAAGATAAGACTGTTCCATCAGCCTTAATCTTCTTAATCTGTATGTTATTAAACATGGTACCAAATACTGATACACACCGCTTAATAGTTTCATTATAGAAATAGGTTCCGAACATTATGCATTATCCTCTACATATTGTTTAATGTCTGCAACTGTGAATATGTTTTCTGCATCTTCATCAGGAACAGATATACCGTATGCTTCTTCAATTTCCATTACCAATTCTACAATATTTAATGAATCTGCACCCAAGTCTTCAACTAGTTTACATTCATCTCTTACTGCATTTTGGTCTATCTTAAGAGTATCAGCTATTATTTTTTCTATCATTATGGTTCTCCAAATGGATTCGTTTCACTCAAGTCGAGGTAATCCGAATCTTTACTTTCAAATTCTAGATTCTGAGCGGCGGCATCATTAGAGAATGTCATTCTATCATCTATTGATGTTATTGTAAATTGTGCAGCTGAAACAGCACCAATTAATACATCGCTCACTTCTAGGGTTGTTGTTATATCTTTTGCGAGTAGTTTGCTTGTAGGTTGATGCCATGACACAGCCTCAGCAACAATTACACCACCCTTAGTTAAATTCTCATTAGCAACATAGTCTTCGTTGTTTCCACTTCCCATTGTCATACTTAATGAGTATGCCTGTTCGTCTTCTATTGTATCGATATCGATAATACTTGTATCGAAATCTTCTTGACCGTATTCGAAGAGTTCACATCTAAGTTTAAACACAAATAGTTTACCAACTTGATAGAATGGATCTTCATGTTCTACAAATTTGATTTCAAACATTGAACCACTTAAAGGAAGATATACTAAATCTCCTTCATTAGGCCTGAATGATGTTGCAAGGTTTGAGTCTAAAGAAATGAATCTTTCCCAACTTCTAAGTGATATAACAAATGTTGCTTGGTCTCTAACTTGAACACCAAACTTAGACATAAGGTCTCCTTCTCCTTCGAAACCTTCTGCATTTTCTATATACATTTCAACCGAATACGCATCACCAAACTTAGACTGAACATCTTCGTTCAGTATAGTATCTTCTTCTATTATCTGCCTAGGCAAATAAAAAGTTTCGTGGCCGTAAATCCTTAAAGACTCAACTACTAAATCTTCGTATAGTTGTTGTTCCGTTTGGACTGCGTGGTTAAAAAAAACATTAGTTGGCATATCTCATTACCCAATCATATCCATAGGTAACATGTCATGATTTAATCTTGACTCTTCTTCGAGTCGTTGTATTTCTTCTTGCGCTTCTTGTTTCATTTGAGTTCCATCAAGAGTCACTCCTCCAGGTAATGCGATACCTTGGAACTTAGACAAGTTTTCTCCCCATTGGTATTTGCATAATGCAGTTGAATATTTCTTCAACCACATATCATTATAAACATCTGTAAAGTTTGTAGGGTCTAATTTTCTGTAACACTCTATGATTAAGTGTTCGTCTTTGTAGATACTATCTACATCCATATCCAAATACAATCTATTCATGTGTTGGTTAAACCTTATTGGTGTTCTACCAACTAATACATGTTGCATTAAAGATAATTGTTGTTGAACTTGTTCGTAGTATAGAATATTTGTTGATGTTAGACTGTATAAGTCGTTTAATCTTAATTGATATCTCATATCAAACATGTTAAGATTACTCTTATCATTGAAAGGGAATATGTTCATTACTGCGAGAACAAAGTCTGGTAAGACAATGTAGTTCTTTTGTTGTTTAACAATTTCATTAGCGTAGTCGTGAGTTCCAGCGGCATTCTCTACGAATTGCTCATCTGTTTTCATAGCAGTAGTCTTAGTATCTGTTATTTTATGTTTTAGATAAGTCTTTATGCTACCATCGTAATGATAATTATGGAAATACTGTAGTGCTTCGTCTATTCTGTCGTCAAATTGGTCATCATCTAGGTTGATTTCCAGAACAGGAGCACCAAGTTTTCTTTTGATGTATTCTTTAAGTGTTGCCTTACTGTTCGGTGATGCCATAATAGTAGTTCCTGTTTATACTACTATTTATAGTAATTTTAATCTTGGAAATAAGTTTTTGTTTGGAGTCTATCTATCTTCTCATCTATTCGTTCTATAGAGTCAATAATTCTTTGAAAGGTTTGTTCCATTTGTTCTCTAGTAACATAATCTTTAGCTATTTCTTCCCTTGTCTTATTGATAAGTATGTCGATTCTTTTTTGTTCAGCGAAGATGCCTCGGATTATCCAACCACCAGGTATTACTATAACAGTAAGAACCAAATTCCATAGCATATGCGGATCCATCGATATTGTTGCAATTTCCATATTTATATTTAGTAAATGTAATCGCCGTTCTCGTCTATATGCCAGATGTTATCTATGTTTTTTATATCCTGTCTACTTGAGACTTCTTGCTTTTCTCCTAGTTTATATCCACGCAATCTGACATTAAAATTAAACGATATACTGTATCTTTCTTTATCAGTTAAATTGGGTGCGACCATATGCATAGCAGCACTAGGAAACATTAACAAGTCTCCTGTTCTAGGGTGTATTGTAACATTGTCGCCTAGTTTAGAAACATCAGGCATTTCACCTACGACCTTAGGGTCTTTATCTATAAAATGTATATCTCCTTCGTCTCCATCTGCATGTATATACATAGCACCAGAATAGAAACAACCATTATGTAAATGTGGAGTATTCCATGCACCGAAACCATTAATGTTTCCCCATGAATTGTGAAACTCTATATCAAAAGAATCTTTTCTAGCGCCCAAAAATGGCATCATTTCATCTCTTATCCTTCTCTTAATTTGTCTTATCGCACCAATAAATATAGGATTCCTTTCTATACCATCGTTTGATTGCCAACTAGTCTTTTCTCGATTCGATATGAATCTTCCTTTATCTCTTTTTCTTATGGCATCCATTTCATTTCTCAATAGACCAAAATACTCTTCGGTCATAGTTGAACACTTATCTCTAGGTTCATGCAGAAACGATGTATGAAATAGATAAGTTGGATACATTAATCTAACTGCCACTACTCGTCCTCAATATCCAATTCAAAAGACTTTGAATATTCATCATTATCGTATGGGTCTTTTGTCTTTATATGTGCTGGGCATTCTGGAGGTGGTTCATCTTCTCCAAAGAATTGTCCTTTCTCTTCCCAATAACCTTCTATTCTATATGGGCCCAACCTCTTTTCTTCTTCTTTTTTAACTTTGTCGTATTCTGTTCTTCCTTGTTCGTCCATAGAAGGCATATCTGTATGTGTTGTATATTCACTTCTATTTTCGTGCCATGTCTTAGCATCTTTTAATTGATATGTTGCAGTCCACTCTTCTCTTTTATATGGTATGATTTGAACTAGTGGTGTTCCTTTTGTTATAGTAAACGACTCTTCTGTTTTTGGATAGAATATTATTTGTGAGTTATCTAAATTTGTATTAAACCTATCAGTATCAATGATACCTTGCCATGTTGCAAAGTAATCATTCTGAAATAGGAAAGGTTCTAAGTAGAAAGTAGAATAGCCAGCTGGTGTAATAATATTCCAAGGATTTCTCATTTTAAATGCATCTTTAACATGACCTTTACCATTCTTTATATAATCAAATGCATTATCAAACTGGTCAGATGGATGTGATGGTGAACTATAACCTGAGTCCGATGCATCTCTTGTGATATAATTTTCATCAGCTAAACCTTCTCTATCTTGTCCAACTAAAATTTCCATATCTCTATTTGCAAGAATATACCAACCAGACTTTAACCAATCATGCATAGCTGGACATGCACGAATAGTTTGAGCTCTTCTACCTCTTACTGCTTGAAAGATTTTCATTTTCTTCCACCAATCTGGAGAGACTGATTTAGCTAGAACAGGTTTAAAGTTTCTTAAACTCTCTTCGTTAAATGTAGTGAAATCTATCGTTGGCATTGTAAAAATCTTCTTTGTTTACTAGTTCTATTTCGTCTCCTCTTAAAACTACTGAGCGTCTATCCATGTATCTCGCTCTTTCTGTTGGTGCATCTGCACCATGTGGTATTCTTCCATCAAACATTAACAATCTATTCGGAACAAACTCAATGTTTCCGATTTGATGATTCTTAATATGTTCATTTCTACCATCTAACCCTTGTTGTGGTTCATCATATATTCTTAAATCACCACCCCAATTAGGATTCCAAAATGTATTATAGTAATATAAGAATGAAATATTCCAGTCATCTTCCTCTGAACAATCACTATGAGTTGTTCCATGTTGACCATATGTTTGAGAATTTAGTCCCATGTATTGAAATCTTTTCCACTTGAATCCAAAGTCTGTGCATATTCTTCTGTTGAACCATCTAAAAGGAATTGCTTGTAATTCTGAAACACAATTGTTATCTCTTACTGCATTACTGCCTTGAAAGAATGATGAACCCCAAAATGAATGGTGTGGTAATCCAGTTTTACTATGACCTCTTACTGAATTTGTTTTAGACCATATTGCACTGTTGGTGCATTTATTATTAATCCAATGATGTAGACTCGTTTCTAGATAATTGTCTATCACATAAATCTTATTCTTTATGGGGAAGTCAACTAGACGAAACGGTCTATCTAAATAGATTATTTCTAGGTCTTTCATAGTTTAATCTATGAGTGCTTTTTGTGGTGAAGGAAGTTGACTCGAATAGTCTTCAAACTCTTTTAAAGCATCTTCTCTAGTGTTTTTAATTTCATTAATTACATTTAAGTAGACATTCCATACTGCATCATAGTATTCTAATACTCGTCTTGCATCTGACCTCATAGGATGGTTTGAACCTTCTCTCCCAGCGCCAATTACATCCATTGTACCTGAAAATCCATAAGAATCAGCTTGGTCCACGATATAACCTTCAGCCATCTGTTGAAGATTTCCACTATATTGATTTTGTAAACTTACTCCTTCTGGTGGAGCTGAATTAGATATGTATGTTTCAATTGCATCAATCTCTGAATCAATTAGGTTAATCTTCTCTTGGTCATCGAACTGTTTGTCGTTGTCCCACTTTAAAATTTTAACTTCTATATCATCATAAACTAATACATCATATTCAAATCCTAATTCTGGTTTATCTGTATTCTCGAAATTGTATTCGAGGCCGTTTGGTTTTCTAATAGTGAGATTTCCATTCTCACAATAAATTAACATATTCATAATCTCTCCATTATATCTTATTAACTGAATCTATTCAATAGGTTTCTATAAGTATTTAGTTCGTCTATATCGGTAGTATCCATACCTTCAATCCATGGCCCACCTCTCGTGTAGTGTATCGCACTCGGTCTCCAATTAGTTTCTCTTGTATCATGTCCTTCTGTAAACACATAATGTTCTGGTATCTGAGATATCTTATCAGTCCATTCAAATTGATGTAAGAACTTACCACTCTCTGTATTGATAATTTCTGGTGTTAGTTTCTTGCAGTCTTCATGTGCGTTATTAAATATCATAAGTGAAGACCATAGTTTCTTCGGATATGAAACATTCTTTTCACCATCAAATTTAGTTTCTGGATACTTGTCAAAGTCATATTGTATACATGCGACTGCATCATCTGGATCCAGAAAGTAGAACATTGGCCATAGACTCTTAGTGAATAGTATATCATCGTCTAAGAATATACTAAATCCTTTGTAATTTTCTAAGTAAGGTATTAAGAATCTACTGTATGTAAATTCAGTGGATTGATTTGCGTAGTCTCTAGTATATTCTGGAATCTTAGATATATCAAGAAAGTTAATCTCTGGTTTCCATTTGTTCATTAAGTCGTGAGCAGTTCCACCACCAGCACCATATCTCGTTGAATGTTCAATACACTTCTTATTTAATTCTGCGAGATTTTGATGTCTTGAATCATAACCAATGTATACATTTAAGTGTTTGTCTTTAGCTAAACTATTGATTCTTCTATTAAAATCATAAACTTCTGTTCTGAAAGACATTTGTAATAAGTCGGTTAGTATCTCTATATAACCATGAACAAATGCAAATGATATGTTCTTATGATACTTATCTGGATTTGCAAGTATCTTTTCTTTAGCCCAATCTATAATTTCTTCTATTTCTATTTCCGGAACAGGTATGATATCATAGTCGTCCCATATCCACATTTCCATATCCCAATCATCTAGACATTCAAATACAGGAGAACGAACAGAACCTGGGTGAATTTCTAATCTATATTTACCGTCTGACTCTTTAACTTTACCTTGAATTGGATTCCATAAACCCTCTTTTCTTATACTGTTTACCAACCAATGTGCTTTAGCGGAATGATAGTATATGGAATTTATGTTGCCTTCTAGAGTTGGGTCATCGAATTCATCAACATGATTTCCTATATTTTCATATTCATCATTTGAATTTTTGAAGTCCATACCCAAATGGCCAGGTTGTGGATTCTCTGGTTTATATGTATAACCATGTGGTAAGAAATATTGATAGCCGAAAGCTTGAGATTGTAATGCGTTCCAAGCAGAAAACTTATCGTCTCTAATTAACTTAACTACATCTCCCCATGTGACTCTTTTAAGTTTTAGATTATTTTCTTTGATTATATACTTTAAAGATTTGTATGCCTCTTCGTCTTCATAGGGTTCATCTATAGCGAAACCACCTATATGCATATGGAAAGAAAGATCCTTCCAATCTTCTTTTTCAAGAATGGCTATAGTGTCGTTTAAGGTTTTAGACTTGATACTCATAACATAGAATCCGGTTTATACGGATATTTATGTTACGAAGTGATAGGTGTTCCAGGCCA